GCGAATTACGCACCCTAGTATATGGGAAGCCGAATTCATGCAACATCCTATTGAAGAAAAGGGTTTGTTGTATGCCCCGAATGAGTTGAAGCGGTTTTCCTTAAAAGAGATTAAGACAAAGACTCCCGACGGCGTTGTGGGCTTTACAGATACGGCAGACTTGGGAAGCGACTATCTCTGTTCAATCATCGGTCAAAGATATGGTGACAGTACCTACATAACAGATGTTGTATTCACACAAGACGGCGTAGAGATAACAGAGCCACTTGTTGCGGATTTGATTATCAGGAACAAATGCCAAACCATGCAGATTGAAAGCAACAACGGAGGACGGCAATTCACAAGAAACATACGCAACATCTTAAAAGACAAAAAGTGTATGTGTTCCGTGACAACCGAAACGCAAACGAGAAACAAGGAAACGCGGATACTAATGCAGGCGGGTTATATCAAAGAATACTTCTGGTTTAGAAACGACTATGAGCCGGGGAGCGATTATGACAAGTTTTTCAGACAGGTTACGGGGTATGTGAAGCTCGGACGAAACACTCATGATGACGCGGTGGACGCATGTACAGGGCTTGCAGAGCTGATACCTTACAGAAAATTTGAGCGACCTGCCGAGCAGAAACAATACAACTTCGATTTTGAGCGCGTTGCAGACGAGCCAAACACATATTTGTCTGGACAAGTTACAGAGTCATATTTGAAATTCATGGGGGGCAAATGAATGGAGCTAATCTTATGCGCTTGTATCGGGATTGTGTTTTTCCTATGCTTCGTATTTGCGTATCGAGAGGGATTAAGGCTCGGCATGAACTCCGCAAAAGGCAGAGAGCCAAAGCCGATTAAAAATCCAATAAAAGCGATTAAGGAAATTGTCAATGAGAGCGTCGCAAACAAAGAGCTTGAAAAACAGGTGCAAGCCTATGACAACTTCGACAAATACGACGGATACACAGAACTTGAAAGAGAATGGATGAGGGGTGGTAGCCGCAAATGAAACAGAAGCCAAACGAGCACAACAACGACTGGGATTTGTACGAAGCGGGGATAGCCTATAACCATTCACTCTCGCCAGACTATTATGCCACAGTCAATCGAAATTGGCGTGTCTACAACAATCAGCAATGGGACGGAGTGGACACAGGCGGTTTACCAATATTCATTCTGCCAATGTTTCAGCGCATTGTGCGGCACTTTGTAGCGTCTGTTATGACTTCCTCGGTCAAGATGAATTATGTGATTGAAAACATTGCAGACGACACAGACGACGCGACAGAACAAGAGCGTTTGCGACTTTCCGAATATTTGTCTAAGAACTCCAAAGACAAATGGGAAAAGCTGAAAATGGACGCGGTTATCCGCCGTTTGCTGACCGACGGAGCAATGAGCGGAGATATGGCGGCATACACCTACTGGGACGGCTCGATTAAAACAGGGCAAAACAGCGGAGTTACATACAAGACTGACGACAAGGGAAATCCGATACTTGATGAAGCGGGTATGCCAATCTCGATACCTGTTCCGATTATGGGCGACTTTATTACAGAAGCGGTTGACGGTGTAAATGTCATGTTTGGAAACCCGAATGACACAAGGGTGAATGTGAACGGCAGACCAAATCAGCCTTACATCATAATCGCAGGTCGAGAGGTTGTGTCAAAGCTCCGCGCAGAAGCCAAGCGCAACCAAAAAGAAAACGGCTTGACTGACGATGAGATTAAAACACGCATTGTACCCGATATTGAGTATGACGAGCAGGCGGGCGACAGAGGGCGCAAGGAACTTGAAAACAGGGACACGCAGTATGGCAAGGCAACCTATGTTATTAAGCTATGGGCTGACGAAAACGACCATATCATGTTTAACAAATCTGTCCGAAACTGCTATATCCGCAAAGATGTTGACACGGAACTCGGCATTTATCCTGTTGCTTGGGGTAATTGGGACACAATCAAGAACTCATACCACGGACAGGCGGTAGCGACTGGAATTGTCAACAATCAGCTTGAAATAGACAAGGCTTTTGCAAAACTGTTCAAGTACCTCGGCGATATGGCATTTCCGAAGATAGCTATAAACGCAAATGTCCTGCCAGACGGACTGACAAACAGGCTCGGCGAAGTAATCAAAGTCAATGTTGACGAGCAGACAAGCCTATCTAATGTCATTTATGCCATACCTCCCGCACAGATAGCTAACAAGATAATGGACATTATCGTTTTGGCAATAAACCAGACCATGCAACTCTTGGGCGTGTCTGACGCAGCTTTGGGAAATGCAAATCCCGAAAACACCTCCGCAATAATCGCTCTGACGAAGAACTCCGCCGTTCCTCTTGAGACTGTGAAGGCGAGTTTATACCAGATGATTGAGGATATTGGGTATATTTGGCTTGAAATGGAACTGAAGAAGTACAAAGTACCTCGCAAGCTGTCCATTGACGAAAACGGCGTAAAACAGATGGTTTTATTTGACCCGTCAAAACTGGACGGAGCGCAATTCAGAATAAAGATTGATGTTATGGACGGCTCATATCTGACAGAAGCTACCAGAACGCGGACAATGGAGGGCTTGCTGTCACAGGGCATTGTAGACGCGGTACAGTTCGTCAAGCGTATGCCCGATGAAGCAATACCCGACAGGGACAAACTTGTGGCAGAGCTTGAAGCTAAGCTCGCAGAGCAGAAGTTCATGCAGTCACAGGAGTTCAAGGCACAGGCAGTACAGGAATACATGGGACAGGTTCAGCAAACACAGCAAACACCACAAATGTAATTAAGAGAGGAAACCTTTATGAACGAATATTCAACTCCGGTTAACGACGGACAGACAGGTGACGAAAGCCTGTCACAACAGGTTGACAATGCAGAGTCCGTAAATGCGGAAAATGCCGAAGTCACAAACGGCGGGCAGGAAACAGCCTTAGAGGGTAGTCAGCAAACCACGGACGCACAGCCCGAAGCGAAGCAGAAAACCTCAACGCAGAGCAAAGAGGAAAATGCTCAATTCGCCAAAGTGCGGAAAGAAGCCGAAGCAAGGGTTAGAGCTGAAATTGAGCAGAAGCAAGCGGCAAAAGATGCGGAATTCGCACAGCTTGCGGCAGAGAGCGAATGGGTTGACGCTTACGGAAATCCAATAAAAACCGAAGCCGAATACTGGAAAGCAGTTAAGGCGCAGCGAGAAATTGACGCTCTTATCAATAAAGGCAAAGACCCCGAAGCGGCAAGATTGCAGGTCGAGTATGACAGGCTGAAAAACGAGCGAGAAACGGAACGAACAGCCGCACAGGAGCAAGCCAGAAAGCAAGCCGAAAACGCTGAATTTTTTGCATTTTACGAAGAAGTCAACGGCAGAGAGTTTTCGCCTACTGACGAAATCCCTGTTGAAGTGTTCCAAATCTCGCAGGAGAAAGGCATACCGCTGAAATATGCCTATGCGGAACACGTTGCCAAAGTAGCAAGGGAAGAAAAGAAAAACCTTGCAATAGGCAAACAGACCGCAGAAGCGAACATCAAAAACGCAAATGCCTCGACTGGAAGCGTTACAGGCTCTCCGCAGTCCGATGTTATTAGCGAAGCCGAAATAAACGCACACGCCGACGACATAGCGTGGATGAACAAAAATTTTACTAAGGTAGAAAACTTCTACCGCAAGAAAGGATAACAAACAATGAGTGTACAGTCTTTTAAGCCCGCATTTTGGAGCGCAGTTGTTATGCGTACTCTGGAGGATAACCTAGTAGCGAAGAAAATCTGCACAAGCGAATACATGGGCGAAATCAAGAAAGCAGGAGATAGGGTTTACTTCTCTGGACTTGAAGACCCGACAATTTCAACATACACAGGCGCGACCTTGACCTATGAGGAACTCAACGACAGTCAGCTTGCTCTTATCGTAGACCAGCAGAAGTCTTACAGCTTCCTCGTTGACGACATTGACGCGGCACAGGCAAATGTTGACCTCAAGAGCTCGCAGATTAAGAGAGCGGCTTATATGCTCAAGAAAGCCGTTGACACCTATGTTCTCGGCAGCACTACATTCTCCTCGCAGGCACAGGCAGGAACAGTCACAGACGCAACCTGCGATACCGCAACCATTCTGTCCGACTTCGGTCTGCTTTGGCAGTATCTCGCAGAGAACAATGTCGATGAGGGACAGATGTGGGCTGTTATTCCGCCTTGGGTCAAGCTCAAGCTCGAACTCGCAGGAATTAAGTTCTCTATCAATGAGGGCATAAACGGAACTGGCGGTATGTCGTTCACTAAGGAACTGGGATTTGACATCTTCGTTTCTAACAACATCTACAACTCTGGCACAACCGCCGCTCCTGTTTCCACCATTATGGCGGGTTCGTACAACGCTATCGGTTTTGCAGACCAAGTAAGCAAGGCAGAGGCTTTCCGTCATCAGTCCTACTTCAAGGACGCTTGCAGAGGTCTTTACACCTATGGCGCAAAGGTTCTCAAGCCGAAAGAGCTTGCGACTGCGGTTCTGACCTACACCGCCGAAACCGCCATATAACGAAAGGAAGTGACATACAATGGCTGTTACTGTAACTAACTCCACTATTTCCGCGTTTGACACTGTCACCGCTATTACGTCGAACGCTGCAACCGCCGACGCAGACGCGCTTGCCGAAGTGTTCACTATTACCCCCACTAAGTCCGGACGGAGCTGCGCTATCGTTATCGGCAGCACAGGTGCCGCGGCAGACGGCAACATCACATTTTCCGTAGCCGCTGGCGATATGTGGGCTAACGTAGCCGTTACTGGCACCGTCACAAAGAACACCGAAAAGGTGATTCAGCTTGAGACGGCAAAGGTAATTAAAAAGGACGGCACAATCGCCCTTACGCTGACCCCCGCCGCTACGGACAAGCTCAAGACTGACCACTCCGCATATGTCAAGTTTATCGAACTGAGATAACCAAATATGGGGCGGGTTAATTCTCGCCCCTTTCTCTTAAAGCGAGGTACTATATGAAATTCTATGGAATGCCAAATATGGGCGTATATGAAAGAAAAAACAGAAAAGATGTTGGAAAAATAAAGCGTCAGAA